GGTGCAAAAGCGGTCGATATTCAAGCCTAGAATGATTCTAAATCTCAACTAACCGACCCGCCCCCGCAACACCCTTGCAATGCCCAAGCCAGCCCGAAACCAAACCGGCGCACAAGTCAGCGATGAATTGTCCATTAGTGAGACAACGCTGAAGCGGTACCGCTCGATGGGCTGCCCCCATACCAAAAGTGGCCGAGGCAAACCCTGCATGTACAGCGCCGAAGAAGTGGCTGCGTGGATGCGGTCGCAAGACCTGACAGGCGAGCCGGGGCGACCTGTGACGGGGCAATCGGCGGACCTTGACGCGGCCAACCTTCGCAAGACGAACGCGATGGCTGACAACTGGGAGATTCGCAACGAACGCGAACTACGCAGCCTGCTGCCAGCGGCAGAAGTGCAGCGGTCGTGGTCGAAGATAGCGATGCGGGTGCGCGCACAGGTGCTGGCTGTACCTGACAGTGCCGGGCCAGCGATGGACGGCATGAACGCTGCGGAACGCATACAGGAGATGCGAGGAAGACTAGAGGAAGCACTTGAGCAACTGGACGCAGAGGACGAACCCACGGCAAGCGACGAAGCTGCGTGAGGTAGAGTCGGCCTTTCTTCGCCTGCTGCGACCGCCTGAACGGCTGTTGCCGAGCGAGTGGGCCGAGCGTTACCGCGTGATCCAGAATGGCCGCTCCCGCGAGCCTGGCCCTTGGCGTAACAAGCGATCCCCCCACCTTAAGGGGATCATGGACGCCGCGAAGGAACAGGGCGTGCAGGGCGTCGTTGTGATGAAGGGTGCCCGCATCGGGTACTCGGAGGCATGGAAGAACGTATTAGGTTACTGGATCGACTGCGAGCCAGACCCGGCTATGTTCGTGCTGCCCGACAAGGACAGCACCAGCAAGATCATGCATGGCGACATCCGGCCTCTGTTGACCGAGACGCCGCGACTGACTCGTTACATGAGTCCCGACAAGAGCGATAACACCCTCTCGCTAGTCCGCCTTAACTCAATGGACATCTCGACCGGCTGGGCTGGATCGGCTCAATCGTTGGCATCGTCCAACCAGCGGCGTGTCCTGTTTGACGAGATCGACAAGTTCCCGCCGTTCAGCGGCAGGGATGCCGACCCCATCAGCTTGGGCATGGCCCGTGCGAACACCTACGCCGCTATTGGTAAGGCGTTCTATATGCTGGGGTCTACCCCGACCACGGGGCTTGGCCACATCGCCCAGCGTGCGGCGGCGTGTACCCAGCACCGCCACTGGCACGCCCCTTGCCCCCACTGCGGCGAGATGCAGCAGATCATCTGGTCGCAGGTCAAGTGGGACAAGGCCGCCGAGGGTGAGGATAGACGCGACCACGCGGCTCGTATCGCTGACACTGGCGGTGCGTGGTATGAGTGCAAGCACTGCGAAAAGCGTATCGAAGAGGATCAGAAGTCGCGGATGATGAACCGGGGCGAGTGGATCGCCGACGACCCCGACACGTCAAACCGCTGGGTGGCGTTCTACGCCCCATCTTACATCTCCCTGATGATTACGTGGTCACAGATCGCGGAGTCATGGATCAGGGCACAGGGCGACCCGGCCCGTCTTATGGAATGCGTCAACCAGTACCTTGGCGAGCCGTTTGAAGAGCAGGCCAGCACGTCGAAGCCCGGCACCTTTGAAGAGAAGGCCCGCCACTCTAACGGTCCGATGCAGTGCCCCGCATGGACTGAGGCGGTCTTTACGACTGCCGACGTGCAGAAGGATCACTTGTGGTACGTGACGCGGGCGTGGGGTGCTGGCGGCAGGTCGCACCTGGTGCGTTATGGCCGCGTATCGACGATGGAAGAGCTACGTGCGACGGCCTTTGCTGGCCGCTTCGCAATGGCTGACGGCACGGCTGGCGAGTCGGACTATCTAGCGATTGACGCTCGGTACCGCCGTGAAGAGGTGTACCCGTTCGCGGCTAGTGACCCTGGCCGCATCCTGCCGGTTGTGGGCAGTTCGCAACTGATGAGCCAGCCCGTGAAGCAGGGGCACTTGAAGGCTTACCCCGGCGTGATCCAGCGAACGGTCAACCCGAACTACTGGAAAGACATCCTACACGGTCTGATCCACAGCGACGACCCTACGCAATGGCTGCCCCACAACGAGGTGGACATCGGCTACTGCAAGCAGATGAGCAGCGAGCACAAGATACACGACCGCAAGGCTAACACCTTCGTGTGGCAGCAGATCAGTGCTGGCAACGATAACCACTTGTGGGACTGCGAGACGATGCAGTGCATGTTGGCAAACGAATGCGGCCTGTTCGTGATGGATGCACCATCCGAGCCGCAGGCGTCAGCCCCGCTCGTTGAAGCAACAGAGAATCCCTACCTCGACCAACATAAAGGGCGATGGACTTAACCAATGGCAATTAGCACCAGCACAATCGACGGCTTGCCGGACTACACCGATGCGCAGATGGTGAAGCTGGTTAAGCACGCCATCTCGCAGGTCTTGGGCGGTGCTCAGTCGTACAGCATCAACGGGCGGTCCTACACGGGCGCAGACCTTGACAAGCTCAAGAAGATGCTCACGTTCTATGAGGATCGCGTAGAGGCCGCAGGCAATGCGGGTGGGTCTAACATTGTCCTCGCGGAGCTTACCGGCCCGTGAGTGATAACATCAAACTGAACCCCATCCAACGTGCGATCGGTGCCGTGGTGCCACGCTATAAACAGGCGGTCATCGAGGCGGCAGCCTACGAGAGCCTAGCCAATACCGTCGTCAACGACGCCCGCCGTGCATCCCGCACTGGCAGGCTAGACAAGACGGGCTATGCACAGCAGCCCTATGGGCTGAACGGCAACCGCACGCTAGGGGCGTTTGACCGCCGCGTAGCGGTGAAGAAGGCCCGTCAGATATACGAGAACAACGTGCTAGGCCGGGCTATGCTCGACCGTGCCACTGACAACGTGATCGGCGAGGGCATGTACGTCCGCCCGAACACGGGCGATGAAGGCTTTGATGCCGAGGTATCAGCCTTTTGGGACAACTACCAAGCAGACGAGCGTGGGCTTGTAGACAACGGCACGCTGCAACGCAACTGGTTCCGCAACTGGAAGCGTGACGGCGACACGGGCGGGTTGATGCTTCGCAACGGCAAGATTCAGTCCATTGAATCGGACCTAATTCAATCGCCAAGCGGTAGCGGTGACCTGTACAACCGGCGGGGTGCCCTGCCTGAGATCGTGGACGGGTTCCGGCTGTCGCCCAGCGGCAAGCCGATGTCTGCGTTTATCGAAAGCCTCGACGAGCGTGGCAGCACTGCGTGGGAAGAAATACCATTCCGCAGCCTGCTGTATATCGCCGACTCGGACCGCGACGACTACACCGCCATCCGTGGCGTGCCGGTGCTGGCTACGATTGGCTGGCTGCTGGAACAGATCGACGGCACGGTAGAGGCCACAGTGACCGCCTACCGCATGGCTGCGATGTTCGGCTTAGTCCGCAAGTCCACGTCTCCAGGCCAGCAGACGGGCAACCTACCGCTAAGAACGAACGCCAGCGGCCAGAGCCAAGCATCTCTAGCCCTTGAGCCGGGTTCTATCGGCATGTTGGGGCTGGACGAGGACTTGATCCAGGTCAAGCCAGAACATCCCCACACGAACTACGAGGGCTTCATGACCTCGCTTGTGCGGTTTGCTGGTCTGAACCTTGGACTGCCTCTTGAGTTGGCCTTGATGGACTTCAGCAAAACGAACTATTCATCGGCCCGTGCGTCGATGGAGCAGGCGTATCGCGGGTTCCGCGTGACGCAGCAGCAGTTTGCTAACTGCTGGCTCAGCAAGTGGTATCGCTGGCGTATCAGCAAGGCGGTCAAGTCAGGCGAGATCACCGGCACGCCGCCTGCTGGCTTCCTCAACCATAAGTGGTACGGCCAGCCTTGGCCTTACCTGAACCCGGTCGATGACGCCAAGGGCACGATGGCTCTGATTGCCGCTGGCAAGTCATCGCTGACCGAGGAATTAGCCAAGCGTGGCGTCAAGTTTGATGACTGGATCGACGAGCAGCGTGTCGAGAACGAGCTTGCCGCTGATGCTGGCGTGTTGCTGCAACGCAGCACGATGACCCGCGACGCGGTGCAGACTGCCCCGGATAGCGGCGAGGCTGCACCAGAACCCGAAGACGAGCAACCGAGCGAACAATGATTAACTTCCGAGCACAGACCGAATCCCGAAAACTGCGGCTGGACATCCTCGACGCTATCGGTGCCGACTTTGTTGGCGGCGGCGTGACGGCCAAGATGGTGTCCAACCAGATCGCTAGTGCGGGCGAGGACATCGAGCAGATTGAAGTCCACCTGAACAGCCCTGGCGGTGATGCGTTCGACGGCGTGGCGATCTACAACCAACTCAAGCAGTTCCCCGGACAAGTCAACGTCTTTGTTGATGGCGTGGCGGCTTCTGCTGCCTCCATCATTGCGATGGCAGGCGACCAGCGGGTCGTGAGCACCGGCGGGCAGATCATGATTCACAACGCCAGTGCGTTTACCTTCGGTGATCGCAAGTCGCACCAGCGGCAGTCGCGGGCGCTCAGCAAGCTCGACAAGGGGCTGGCCGACATCTACGCCGAGGCGACTGGAACGGACGCGGCGACTATCTCACAAATGATGGACGAGGAAACGTGGCTAGATGCAGAGGATGCACTAGCCGAGGGCTTCGCAACGCATGTTGCACCGGCACACGCCGAGGCGACGGAATCGCTGCGAATGCTCAACTTGTATCAAAACGTGCCGTCAAGTGTTGCCGCGTGGGCAGGCCAAGGCGACGGCGAACAATCCCAGCCCACCGCGGAGCTAATAGCA